AGCATTCCAGATGAAGGCGCAGTCAGATCAGCTACGGAATGGATTGTCCGCCAACAGGAACTTCAGGAAGCAATCGGAGCACCTTTCGGCAGACTACATCAAGAACTTATTGTACCATTATACAACCGTGTTCTTGATATACTCTATAAGAAAGGGATTATCGAGAAAATCAAAGTTGATGGTGGCAATATCAAAGTTCAGATCACTGGTGCATTAGCTCAAGCCCAGAACCTTAAGGAAGTAGAGACCATCACGAATTGGGCACAAACAGTTATGGCTATTACTGGACCAGAAGTATTCGCTGCAACCGCAAAGGTGGAAGAGATCGCTGGTCACCTATCAAGACTTATGGGCATTGACGCCTCACTGGTCAGGACTGATGCTGAAAAGCAACAATTAGTATCGGCTGCCCAACAAACAGTCCTTCAGGGACAAGGGGGACAACAAGGTGGAGAACAACAACCAACAATTGAATGATATGGCAAAAGAGATGCTCAAAGCTACTGAAGCCTACTTTTACGCGTTTAAGAGTGAAACTGGTATGAAAGTACTCGATGACCTTGAACGTATCTTAAATGGCTCATTATTGGTCGTTACGGCTGCATGTGATTTCCAGGCTGAGATCAATCCTGGGCAATTGATGATGATTCGTGAAGGCCAGAATCAGGTTTTGAGATACATAAAAGCAATGATTAAATACTATGAGGATAATAAATAATGCCACCAGGAATATTAGAAGACGTCATCCCAGAAATACCTGAAGTAATTGAAGATGTTCCCGTATCAACCACTACACCGCCGGATGGGTCATTACCTGTTGACGCTCCGGTACGCCCTGAATACATTCCGGAAAACTTTTGGAATGCTGAGAAGGGAGAAGTAAATACGGAAAGCATGGCAAAGTCTTATGCCGAACTACGTAAAGCTTTTAATGAAAGAAACAACGACAGGCCTGCCGAAGACGTTGAAGGCTATATGTCAAAAGATTTCTTTGATGATAATGGTAATTTCAAATCCGATATTATGCCAGTACATAAAGATGACCCTGGGCTACAGGCAGCTTATGCAGCAGCCAAGGAAGCCGAGCTTGGAGTTAAACAAGCCAATTCTTTTATTGCAAACTTTATGAATGGCATGAAAGATTTTATTCCGACTCCCGTTGATGTTGAGGCCGAGATTAAATCCCTTGGCGAGAATGCAGCAGCCAAAGTCTCTGGTCTCAAAACTTGGGTGGATGGAATGAAAAATAATGGTGAGCTGAACGATGATACTTACTCCGCCATCCTTGACCTTGGGAAAACCGCTTCAGGCATTAAAGCCTTGGAAGTCCTTAGAGGCAAGAGTGGTGAATTAGCTCCCCCAATAGGCGAAGCCCTGTCAGGTTCCATGCACATGAGCCTGTCAGATTGGTATTCGGCAACTTATGAGACACACGGCGAGTCTGGCGAAAGCCGGATAGCTTACAACGCCCGTATGTCAGAACTCGGTAAGAAACTCATCGGAACCGGCCATGGAACGTTTGACGGTGGTGGATACTGGGTTAATAAGTAAGCTGTGATAACTAATGAGGCAGCACTGAATCGCGTCGCAACCTCCGGGCCGACTATGTGATTCCGCTCAACCTTAACGGGAATCTTATAGAGATGTGCAAAACTATAATATAAACTAACGTTATTTTAATTTTAGGAGAAAACAAATGTCCCGTTATATTTCTGATCTTGCCGTAGCTGAGTACGATCGCGATGTTAAACAGGCTTATGCAGCTAACGCTCACCTCAGGTCTGTTGTAAAAGTAAAGAACGGCGTACAAGGAAGTACTTGCCGGTTCCAGAAATCAGCCCAAGGCGCTGCCACCAAGAAGATTATGCAAGCTGACGTTGTACCGATGAATATCGATTACAGCTATGTAACTGCCACCATGGAAGACTGGAATGCACCTGAATACACTGATCTCTTTGATGCACCGAAAGTAAACTTTGATGAGAAAGCCGAACTAGTTTCCCTGTCCGCCAAGGCTGTGTCTCGTAGGGAAGACCAAATCATCCTTGACGCCTTCCAGGCTTCCACCACCCTTTCTGTTGATCATAGCGAAGCTGGAATGACTTCAGCCAAATTCCGTGCTGCCAAGAAAGAACTTGATTATCAGTCAGTACCTGGAACTGATCGGCACATGATCATGTCTTCAGAAGCTCTGTATGATCTACTGGGTGATGACGATGCTGATACGTTTGACAAGAATGCCGTTAAAGCTCTTGTTCAAGGTGAAATCAATGTATGGCTTGGCTTTACTATTCATACAATAGGCTATATGGCTGAAGGTGGACTTAAAAAATCCACATTTTACAGGGAAAACTATGCCTTCCATAAGTCATGCCTTGGTTATGCTATTGGCATGAACATGAAATCTGAAGTGAACTACGTTCCTCAGAAAACCTCTTGGCTGGTTAACACGATGTTCTCAGCTGGTGCCATCATAATTGATGACTACGGTATCGTTACTGTATTTACCAAAGAATCTGTATCCGCCTAATCTATACTGATAACTAACCAACCAATAGTACTTTTATTTATAGGAGATTTTAAAAATGGCTTTTTCTGCTGCTAAACTGAACAACATCGCTGGCTCTATGGGCCTGTCAAACGTATGGGTTTATACGGAAACTGACACGGCAATTGCTACGATTAAAGCTGCTAACTACTTTGCTAATGCAGGTAGACATGCAGTTAGAGTTGGAGATATCATCTTCCTTGTAGGTAGTGATGCAATGGGTCTGGGTTATTTTACTGCCCTTACCGCTACGACTTCTACTATCGCAACTGTAACCGCATTGTAATTTAACTAACCCTGTGTCTCTGGATAAAACCGGGGGCACAGGGTTTTTTTTGCTTTTAAGGAGAATATTATGTCACTTACCGCCGTTGAAATATGCGCAAACGCCCTTGTCCGTCTCGGAGCCCAACCTATTCAGAGTTTCACGGACGGGACAGACGTTGCAACCTTTTGTAATACCATCTATACCCAGAAGAAGAAATATGTTCTATCCTCATATCCCTGGCGCTTCAGTATGAAGTTTATCCAACTATCCAGGAATACTACAGCTCCAGCAATCAAATGGACCTATCAGTATACACTGCCCGCAGACAGGGTGCAAGGAGGCTTCCCTGAAGTATATACCTCCTCTTCTGTAGGAGCAAGGCCTATCAGGGCACATGAGATTGTAGGCAATAAACTCATGACAAATGAATCGGCCATATATGTGAAGTATCAATATAACGTTGATGAATCACTCTGGGCCGAATACTTCACCGAATTAATGATTAATATAATGAAGGTGGAACTTGCTTACCTGGTGACCAACAATACTCAGTTGTATCAGGAGCTCAAACTTGAAGTATACGGAACTCCCTCAGAAGGCGGATTCGGTGGACTTGTTAACATTACACGCTTCCTCGATTCAAGGGACAATCCGAACACATATATAACAGACTTTTCCCTCACCAATGCCCGTGTTTGTGGTACTGGTTATGACTGGGGGATAAACTATACCGTTGACATGTCATAGGAGAAAATCATGGCAGTATCAAATAAAATACAAAACAGTTTTACCGCGGGGGAACTCGACCCCAAGTTACGCGCCAGGAATGATATTGCTGTCTTTTATACGGGTGCAGCAAAGCTTAGGAACGTTCTACCCATCCCTCAGGGAGCGGTAAAGCGCAGACCGGGTCTTGAGTATGTCACGGATATTGATTCAGGGAATGTGAAGCTTTATGACTTCCCCTATTCCGGTGACACCTCATATCTTATGGTCCTAACAGAAAACAAGATGCGGATATATAAGGGGGGAACCTTGGTAAGCACTGAGACCCCAACTGTCAGTGATGCACAGGTCCGTGATTGTACATTTGCGCATTCAAATGATACTCTGCTCATGTTCCATAAAGACCTCGCTCCTACGTACTTCCTCCGGGCAAGTGATACTTCCTGGACCACAGGAGCATGGACCTTAAATAACATTCCTTCTCATCGGTTCACTACTACAGCAACCACTACTACTTGTGCCATTGAGAACTCAACTGGAGGTAATATCGACTTCTCAACTTGGGCCGATGGTAACACTTATGTAGGACGTGCCACCGCTGGAGCTGCAACCTTTGCAGCCGGTGACGTTGGTCGTTACATTAGAGGTGCTGCCGGAGGTTATGCCAAGATAACTGCATACACTGACACGACCCATGTTGTAATAAACATCCTTACAGCATTCATGGAAGATATAGGCTCAACCTTGTCTGTCATGGCTGCTGGTGAGTGGTGGTTTGAAGAGCCTGTATGGTCAGCATCCAAGGGCTATCCTCGTTGTGGTACATTCTATCAAGGGCGCCTATGGATGGCTTCAACAGCCGGCATACCTACCGGTATCTGGGCTTCAAAGGTAAATGATGAGCAGGACTTCGCCAACTGGATTGTGGACTTTGCAGACTATGGTCTGTTCTTGATTGCAAAGGATGCAAAGACTGCTTTCCATAGTGCACATGTAGGAAGACATGTATCCTTCTTCTCAACTGAGGCGGGTGTCTATATCAGTACACCGAGTGATGAACCGCCTGTACCGACCAACGTTGCAATCAGGCCTTTATCTGGAAGCTTTGGAGCAAAGGCCGGTCTGCCTGTATATGATATTGGTGGTTCAACAGTATTCATGAGAAACGGCGGTAAGTCAGTAATGGAGGGAACTTATTCCTTTGCTCAAGGTTCCTATGAGGTTGCCAACCTTAACCTTTTGTCTGCCCATGTTCTTACCAACCCTGTAAGCATGGCATACAGGAAACAGACCAACACTGATGAAGCAGACTACTTGCTTGTAGTAAACAGTAATGGAACCGTGTCAGTCCTTTGTACACTAAGACAACAGGAAATTAACGCTTGGGCTATTTGTGAGACAGAAGGCGAATTCCTTGAAGTAGGCACGGCCGGGTCAGCGATTTACTTTGTAATTAGAAGAGGGACAAAGATATTCCTTGAAAAGTTTAACGATGACCTCCTTGTGGATAGTGGTGTCATTGACCCCGGTACAGTCCTGACGTATGCCGGCTCAGTCTTAACTTATAATGCAATTCCGATGACTTATCTTGGGAGCTCAAACACAACCATCTCAGGACTTGATCACCTCCTCGGTGAAGAGGTCCAGATTATTGTTGATAATACACTTGATATCGCTCAGACGGTTACAGGCGATACAATAACAACCACCTTCTCAGGCGCAAGTATTCAGGCTGGGTTAAACTTCCCAGTTGTTGATACTACATCTGGTGGAAGAGTATATGTGGAAAGTATGCCTATAGACCTTGAAACAAAAGACAGCGGTACAACCATAGGGATGAAGAAACGCCTATCCGAAGTAACGGTAATGCTATATGAAACTTCTCACATTGAAGTAAATAGAAATAGTGTTGCCATCCGGAGGATAGGGATTGACCGGTTGGATTCCCCGGTTCCTAAGAGGACTGAGAACCTAACTATTAAAGGCATCCTTGGGTGGGATGATGAAATAAACGTATCAATAGTTCAGACGTTACCACTGCCAATGACATTACTTGGTATGGCTTATACGATCAAAGCATAGGAGAATATATATGGGAGCATTAGTAGGATTACTGCCGGCTTTAGCTGGCGGAGCTGCCACAACCGCTGG